TTGAACTAGGTGAAAAATCAGCAGAAAGTGCGGAAGCTGGTAGTCGTCAAGGGCTTGCATCTGGTACAGCAATGGTTGATGCAGATAAACAAATGGAAGTTGCTGGTCTTGACCGTGCGTCTCGTGAAAAAATTGCTAATATACAAGCTTCTGTACAACGAGAAGTTAATAAGGCTACTAAAGAAGGTACATTAGAACTTAAACGTCAAACTTTTATGCTAGCAATTAAAGAAGCTGAAGCAAAAGCAGTAGAAGAAGCTAAAAAAGGGTCTACAGACTCTAATTTACTTAAACAATTATCTAATTTTGAAGCTATGGGGAAATTATCTCCAGAACAACAAGCTACAAAAAAAGCAGCAGAAGCTAGATTAGCCGTAGTTGAAAAAGCGGCTCTTAATGGTTTTGCAGACCTACGTGCTCAAGTTATGAGCGAAAATAGCACTGAGGGTCTTGGTAGTTTAGCAACAGGTGCTTTTAAAGTTACACCTATTAATACACCTATTAAAAAATAATAAGGGGTTGTCATGGCGTTATATAAAGTTGAAGGGCCCAATGGCCAACTGTATCAAGTTGAGGGTCCAGCTAATGCATCACAACAAGCAATTATTAACGCAGTACAACGCCAAATACGGCAACAAGATTTACAATTAGCGCAGCAGCGAGCTAAAGAAGCTACTGATGCTTTATACCAACCTGAAGAACCCGAAACCACAACCTTAGGTAATATTAAAGAGTTCGGTAAGGGTATTATTCCCGGTGCCGTTAACCTACTTGAAAGCGCCGGTACCGGATTAGCTGCGGCATTACCTGAAGAATCTGAAAAAGAAGCACGGGCTGGTATAGCAAGTTTAGCCGAATCGGCTAGGAAACCATTTGAAGCAGACGTTGGGTACGAAGAAAGTACAGGACGTAAACTTGGTGAAGGTCTAGGCTCAACGCTACCGTTCTTTGCTGCGGGTCCGTTAGGTGTTGCAGGTCGTATAGGCGCGGCAGGTTTAGGTGGTGCAGCTGGCGCAGGTGAAGCTCGTACTAGAGCAGAACAAGCTGGTGCTACCGGTGGGGAAAGAGCCTTTGCTACTGCATTAGGTATTCCTATTGGTCTATCTGATATTATCGCTCCTGAAATTGGTGCAGGTATTAAAAGTTTCTTACTACGAACAGCAGCAAGGGGTGGTACAGAGGGTGCACAAGAGGCTGCTCAACAAATAGCACAGAACTTAGTTGCTAAAGGTGTGTATGACCCCAACCAAGAAATTTTATCTGGCGCAGGTGAGAACTTTAAATACGGTGCCGGTGTCGGTGCGCTAGCCAGTGCATTAGTAGACTTAGCCTTAGGTAAGCATAAAGGCCCTAAACCAACAGTTCCAGAATCTGAGAAAGGCATCACTGCCCCTACAGCAGAAGCCCCACAAGGTGATTTATTCGGTGCCGATTTAGCTGCAGCAAAAGCAGCAACTCAAGGTGAAGGGGTACGCGCACCATCTGAGGATAAACCACAAGGTGATTTGTTTGGGTATGACTTAGCACAACGTACTCAAGAATTAGAGCAAGAAGCAAAGAATAAGGTTGCTCAAGAAGCACAACAGGCCCCACTACAACCTGTGCCACAACAACAAGAGTTATTTGCACAACAAGCGCAAGCTCCGGCACAACCAACTCCATCTCCAGCAGATGTAATAGCACAACAATCTACCGAACAAGCCCAACAAGAGCTACCTCTTACTGGTGGCCAAACAATAGAAGAACAAATACAAGAGCTAATTATTAATCAGCAAAAAGAGCTAGATGAAAATACAGCTAAGCAAGAGCAAGAAAAACGAGTAGTTGAATTAGCCGCCTTAGGTAAAGATGCAGAAACCGCAAAACTTAAGCTTGAATCAGACATAACCGAAATAGATGCACGGCTACAAAGCACCCAAGAGAAATCGGCTCAGGACAAACGTCTAGAGTTACTACTACCTATAATTGAAAATCCTGAGATTCGTAACATACCTAAGGCGTTTATACGGTCTTTATCAGACCTAGGTATATCTATGCCGAAGCTTACGGCCCGCGAAAAAACTCTTATTGACCGTGCATATGACGTACGCCTAGCGGAAGAACCTGAAGTTGAAGTAGAGCCCTCTGCCCCTAATGAGATGGATGTAGAGGCATTGGTTCCAGAAAAAGTAGAAGCTCCGCGTCAGCCTGAACAAGCTAGATTACCCGGTGTATTACCTGCAACCACTGAAGAAAAACGAGTTGCCCGTAATGTTGAAAAAGAAGCTGCCACTGCAGAAACCGAAGCCGAGCAAGAAGTACCTCAGTTTATTAATGATGACTGGCTAACAAGTTTTGGTATACTAAAGAACGCCCCTATCCGGGCCAGATTACGTGGCAAAGATTTTAATGACCCTACACAACGTACAGAAATTCGCGGCGAACTAGTCGACTACGCAGCAAACCCACAAGTGAAGCCAGTTGCTAAACAAAAAATTACTAACTTTGTTAAGTCCCCTATATTTGCTAAACAAGCTACGATGTTTGGACCTAAAGGTGGAATATTAGAACCTGTTAAAGCTACTAAAGTAGTTAAGGAGGGAAAAGAAGATGTATCTAGACAACCAACAAAACAGCCAGCCGTTGAGCAGAAAGCAGCTCGAGTTAGCCCTAGTAGTAGCGGAAAACAACCGGTCAGTGCAAAAGATGACAATACCGGAAGAACTAAAGCACCTGTCGATAGTAGATTGGTTCCAAGTACAAGAGATACTGGAGTCCCTGCAGGGCGAGCAGAGCCTAAGCGAGCTACACTAGAAAAACCTGTAGCCAAAAAGGAAACGGTTGTAGCTAAAAAAGAAACGCCCAAGGCTAAACGCCGCACCAAAGAAGAAGCACGTATCGAACGTATTAAACGAGCTGCTAGAAAACTACAAGGTAATGAAGCTTGGTTTGAATTAGCTACACCACCTACTAGAGCATTCCATGACGCTATATCTAAAGCGTATAAAAATATGGAGCAGAATGATATAGACAACCCTGATGATACAGATACTATTTCTGCATTACTACGAAACAAAAAAGTTACAGCCCCCACTGCATCGGCTGCACGCACATACTTTACTAAAATGGCACGCTCGGTAGATAACTTAATTAACATAGCATTTGACTATGCGTACAACACTCCTAAGTTTAAAGCTGGCCTAGAGACTGATATGGAAAGCCAATTCTTCTCAGGTATGAACGGAGTACAGTCACGCCTAGCATATAAATGGGTATCGGAAAATCTAAGCGAAGACTCTAAAGAAGTTCTAGATGAGTACGTTGAAAACTTCAATACCGAAAAAGACATGACTACTGAGGAGTTCATTAATAATCTATTCTTGCAGCCATCATTAGGTCAAGATGCTACTGTGCTTGATTACGAAGAAGCGATGGTAAAAGAGTACGAAGAAGCAATGCGCAAACAGCTGAAGCTAGAAAAAGACGCTGTATATAGACTCGGGCTACCTATGCACCCTGCTATCCAAGCAATGCTTAAAGTAGGTAACTTAACCGGTGCTCTAAACGCTATAGCCGCATCAACAGAAGGCGCACAATCCCGTATTGCTAAGTTATTAGCAGGTGCTGTCGGTAGCACTAAAGTTGAGGTTGTTAAAGGTTTACAAGATGAACAAGGCAACCCTGTACCGGGCTTATACGACCCTGCATCTAATACTATCAAACTCGATTCTGTTGATGGAATGCGCCTTCACGTCTTAGGGCACGAGGTAGTACACGCTGCTACATCACATGTTTTAGCAAACAAATTACACCCTGCTACTAAACAACTTACTAAGTTATTTGAAGAAGTTAAACCGTTCTTAGATACCGCCTATGGCGCAACATCTCTTGACGAGTTTGTAGCTGAAGCATTTAGTAACCCTGAGTTTCAAGCCAAGTTACAGGGCATTATACCTACTGGTACTACATCTGCATGGGAGCGGTTCTCTAACACTATAGTAAACTTTGTGCGTAACTTACTGGGTTTAGGCCCTAAATCTGTAGGCTCTGCTTATGACCAAGCGGATAAGATTATTTCTGCTATCCTTTCTACAGCGCCTAATACTCGTAACGCTGGCGCACTCTATGCTGCATCTATATCCGGCAATGGCGCTACTATATTAAACAATATGGGTGCTATAGCTAAAAACCTACCCGGCCTAAACGAAGAAAAAATAGACAAGTTCCACGAGTTCTTTACAGGTAGCGTGTTTGGTAAAGCTAAAGATTTAGTTCGCATGTCATTACCTTTAAACGCATTGGTAGATGTGGCTAAGAAGGACATCCCTATGGCACCCGATGTGGACAAGCTAGTAAACATGAAGTCCGGTGCAGAAAACAAACGCCATCAGATGATTGAACCTGTGCTTAAGCACGTAGAAACTTGGGCTAAAAATAACGCCAAGCTAGTGGACAATTTAAATAATACCGTATACACCTCTACAATTGAAGAAGTTGACCCGTCTAAACCTAGAGATACTTATGCCAAAGAAAAAGAGAAGTTAGAAGCATGGGATAAGATGCAAGGTGATTGGAAAGCATTGGGTGATGAGGGCCGTAATGTATACAGAGTTATGCGTGATACCTATGCAAAAATGTACGAAGAAATATGGGACACCTTAAAACAACGTATTGACGATGCAGTTGTAGATGAAGAAGCAGCTAAAAAGCTTAAGACAGAAATTTATGTTCGCCTATTTAAGAGCGGTAAAATTGAGCCGTACTTCCCATTGACTCGTACTGGTACATACTGGTTATCATATTCAGCCAAAAATCCTGATACTAACACTACAGAGTTTTATGTTGAACGATTTGAAACTAAGCGTGAACGTGAGCGTGTTGCAGAAGAATTAAAAGCCGAAGGCGCCACGGGTATACAGAAATTTGCAAACATATCTGAGATGAACTACCGCAATGCGCCACCTACCTCGTTTGTAAATAGCGTTCTTAGAACTATGGAAATCAACAAGGTGGACTCTAAAGTTACAGAAGAAGTAATGCGCTTGTTCTTAAACACTTTACCTGAAACATCTTTTGCACAGGGCTTCCGTAAACGTAAAGGCACACTGGGTTTTGAGCGCGATGCTGTAAATGCTATGCGCATGCGAGCCTTTAGTATGTCTAGACAGTTATCCAATATGGAATACGGTGCCAAACTATCTAAGTTAAAATCAGATATGTTGGAGTACGTAAGGTCGCAGGGTAGTGATGAAACTACAGTTGAATTTTATGAAGAACTATCTAAACGCATTGATTATGCAATAAGCCCTGAAGTACCACAATGGTCTAAAGTAGCTACCTCAATAGGGTTCAATATGACCCTAGGGTTAAACGTGTCTTCTGCAATAGTCAACTTAACTCAGGTGCCGTTAATAGTAATGCCGTATCTAGGTGGTAAGTATGGGTACTCAGAAACTACTAAGGCAATAGGTGCAGCATACAGAGTGTTCTCAACTAGTGGGCTAGAAAGAGAAGTTGACTCCTATGTGGTTATTAACGGGACCGAAAAGAAAGTTAAGACCAAGGCGTTCCCCTCAATTGATAACATAAACTTCAATGATAAGAACTTATCACCAGAAATTAAACGATTAGAAACTTTAGCTAAAGTGGCTCTAGACTACGGACAACTTAATAGGTCTCAGATGTATGATATTCTAGACGTTAATGAAAGTGGCACCCTAATGTCTAAAGTTAATGCTGTGACTGGATTTATATTCCACCACGGTGAGCGTATGAACCGTCAAGTTACTTTGGTTGCATCTTATACCTTAGAGTTAGACAGACTAAATTCAAGCAAAGCTACGGCTGAGGAGAAGAAACTATCTGCGGCTGAGAAAGAACAACGTGCGGCTGAATCGGCTATATACATGTCTGAACTTACCAATGGTGGTACTGCAGCTGCAGCTGCCCCCCGTATCGCTCAATCCGGTATCGGCAAGGTAATGTTTATGTTTAAACGCTACGGTGTTTCTATGTACTACATGTTATTTAAAACTGCACATACTGCTTTGAAAGACCAAGACCCAGACGTTCGTAAAGCAGCTAAACAACAAATAGCAGGTATATACGCTTCCGCTGCGCTATTCGCTGGTATTAGGGGTATCCCTATGTTTGGTATGGCAGCCATGATTTATGATTTGTTTAAAGACGATGACGATGATGATATGGATACCGCAGCTCGTAAATGGATGGGTGAAACTGCGTACTCTGGTGGATTAAACGCCATCACTGGGCTAGAGATTGGTGCTCGTATCGGGTTAAGTGATTTAATATTCCGTGATAATAGCTACAACCGTGACCAAACACCAATTCAAGCTGTAACTGAAATGCTAGGTGGTCCTGTTTTAGGCACAGTTAATCGTATGTACAGGGGTGCAAGTTTAATAGGGGAGGGTAATGTCGAACGAGGTATTGAACAAATGCTTCCATCTGCACTAGGCAACGGATTAAAAGCTGTACGGTATGCTGTAGAAGGTACTACAACTTTACGAGGTGACCCCATCACTGGGGAAATGAGCGCATGGAATGCTGGTGCACAAGCCTTTGGTTTCGCCCCTGCCGAATACACTCGCCAATTAGAAATCAACTCTAAAGAGAAGAATGCAGACAAAGACGCTACTGAGCAAAAGACCAAGTTACTACGCAAGTTTTACATAGCTACTCGTGAAGGTAACTCATCCGATGCATCCGAAGTGTTGGAAGACATGCGTAAATTTAGTAAGCAGCACCCGGGGTTGGCTATAACAGGGGATACTATAGTTAATTCTATGCGTCAACATATGACTACAACTTCAGAGATGTACCACGGGGTAACTTTCAGCAAGGGCATGCGTTACGAACTACTTAAAGATGCAGCTGAATACGACGGGGAATCAGAAGAAGACGCTGACGAAGAATAAAGAAAGGGCCTACAGACGTAGGCCCCGAGGAGAATCTCGTGGAGAGCGAGATGACACTATCAATGTCAAGCGAATAGTATCACAACATTCGCCAAAAGCGAACCCCCCATAGCTTATTTTCTATTCTTTGTCTATACTCAATTGTCCATAAATTACGTAAAGCCAGTAATTTTACCTGCGTAACTAACTCCTCGACGTTAATTGCAGGGACAAACACCGAACTTCCTATGGTAAATTTGTCCCAATCCACTAGTATTCTAACCCCATCGGGGGCTAAATCACTATGCCACAGCTTGTTTTTCGAGGAGCGCTGCACCAGCGGCGATGACTTGTTCTGTTTCTTCATTCATAAACTCCGAACAATCAATAACAATTACTGGAACTGGGGGTAGGTTCATATTAGTGCCTTTACCCATACGTTGTTTATCCCCTTTAGCTTTAGTGCGACCTGATTTTAGCCCATCAATAAACCCTGAATAGTTAATCTGCTGCTTACCGCACCATTCTTTTAGTGGTTTCGGCATCAAGTATAACCGCTTAATGTCATATTCATATCGTGCAACCAACCCAAGTCTAGGTAACGCATCAGGAGTAATCAAGTGGTCAAGACCTGTAGCGCCTTTACGTGCATCATCAGTACTCTTAATGCGTAAGATGTTGTTATAGTTCTCGGCTAAGTAGTCGGTCAGGATACTTTCTACATCCCCACCCATTTCGGTGACGTTCTCTTTGTTGTGCTTCATTAAGTCTACAAGCCAATTAGCAACAGGCCCCGTATCATAGTTTAGTAACCCTGCTTTCTTGGCTATCATTAAACCGAGAACACCCGCCGTAGAGAGGACAGACCAAAATCTATTTTCTTGTGCTAGTCCCGCAGCGGTATCAATACGTATTTGAGTTGCCTTAGCTAGTTCTTTAATAGCTGGTAAGTTGTTAATAACATACTGCACAAAAGGAACTGCCGCGTGGCCAAAATGGGTCTTTAACTGCTCACTAAAAATATCAGTTTCTTCTTTACTTGCAAAGTATATAGCCTTAGTACGGTACTCTAAAATACGTTGAGCCTCTGCTTTAGGTAGCGACTTATATAATGCAATTCGCTCAAGCATACTTGTGTTACCTGTCGTGGCGGCTATTAGTTTCCATGGCTCCCCGCGAGTGCGTTCTACATTACCTTTGGCACCCATACGATTACGTTGTTGCCCACTAGGTATTTGGTATGCAAAATCACTTAAATCTTTTGGTAGTGTGTTAGTCATTTCATCTGAGTATAAGGGCAAATTTTTGTACACTTCGGCACGGTTCATCTTAGAGTTATATGTGTCCCGCTCTTGTAGTACTAACATATCAGGGTTACCCCATATAGACGCCCCTGCAAACATCGCTGTTGTTTTACCTAAGCCACTGTCTTTACTATGCACATGGAATATCGCACCATTAATTGGGAATAGTTCCATTAAAATTGAGCCAAAGCCGAGCCCAACCACATATTGGTGCACCTCAAATCCGGGACGGTTATAGAAGTTAAGTGTCTCTTTCCACCCCTCGAATGTACCACTGGGTTTAAACATAGGGAATAAACCTGCAGTCACATTGGACGGGGGGTTACCTTCTACTCGGTCTCCATAAATCTCCATATTGCCAAGAACAAACGAGGTCATATTTTTATCTGTCCAGCCAAACTGTTTGCGGGCTTCACTAGCCGCTGTCTTAGCTTGTAGTTCATTAAACCACTGTGTTAAGTACGTCATAATTTCGTCAACCTTTATAATAGCAACCCCGTTAAACGCCATGTATTTACGTAGTTCCTCTTTAGAGGTCATGGCCGATAGGGGTACTGTAAAATCTTTAACACCTACATGGGGCAGGTGAAGTCTAAGCACTGCGGATATACCTACATCGGAATCATCAACGGCACTTATCATGTATAAATCGTTATGGTAGACAGGGACTTCAACAGGCTCTCCGTCTTCACCTTTAACTCGTTTGAACACACCGCCGCCCTTACCTCTAAAGTATGGTGCGGGGTACTTCGGTATTATGTATTGCTGTGGTTCTTCTACTGTTATATCTGCAGGTTTACTTAATACTATATTGTCTTCTTCAGAGGCTTCTTCTACTTCTCTGCCCAATGATATAGGGGACTTTATCTTATTCCAGTGCTGGCACCCAGTGCATACTCCCGTATTATATTCGTTAAACCGCTCACATAAGTATGGCCCCTTGATACGAGAAGCTTTTTCCTCTGTATCGTCAAAGTTATATGCAGGGTGTTTATTAGATATCTTATGTATTGCCTTGGCTCGGTCTTCACAAAATGCGGCTACAGATAGACCTGCTCGCCATAGAGGCTCAGATACATTAGCTTGATTTGAGTACACTTCCGCTAGCTGGGCACAACCTTTACCCTCTGCGGTCTTAATCATAATAGTACGGAACTTACTAACATAGCTACCTGATAACGCTTGCATCACTGCGTTCATATCACTAGGTATAAAAGACTTATGGGTGGGGGCGAACGTATTTTCCCCTAGTAGGTCTTTAAATTCTGAAAACAGTACAGTATTGGCAGCTTCCCCAATAATTCCTACTGCGTGAGGGGATTCGTCTTTATAGTTATGAGTGCCGGGAATACGTAAAACCCTAGCCGCATCAGCAGTAACAGCGGGGTCGGCAACAAAGCTATACTCTACGCATAGTTGTTTAAGGTGCTCTGCAACGGGCTCCCAATCTTGTCTACTTATTGCTTCTGTTAAAGGCCAGTACGCATGGATACCACGACCTGAATCAATAATAGTAGGTCTAGGTAATTTAGCTTGCTTGCAAAAAGTACGTAATGATGCTAACGCATCCGGCTTAGCCGCATAGTCTTTACCTTCCCCACAATCTAGGTCTAGGAAGAATGATTTTAATTCCAGTACATTGTATGCTTTACGAGTGTTCGCTTCTTGGAACGTCCCTAACGCAAAATAGGTATCATACCCCTCTGCATCTAAGTTACTCGCAGCACTTATTACGGCATCAATAGAATCATAGAACTTCTGCACCTTCTTATCATCGGATTTTCTAGACCCGAAGACGCAGTAGTGTCCGTTACTCCCCAATACCGATTCTAAAAATATTTTAGTATCCATAGCCGCCTCATCCACATTAAGAAAAAATCAGCGACGGGGGCATTGTGGTATGCCCGTTCAGTCCGTCAACCTAGTCGCTGTCTAACCTATATCAGGTTACCTACTAGTTATTCATCATCCCAGTCACCAACCACAGAGCCTAGGTCTTCTACTACAGCGGCAGGTGGTGTAGGTTTCTTAGATGCTACAACTTTCGGTTCTTCTATTTCTTCTACTACAGGGGCTACTTCTACTACAGGAACTACTTTAGGTATTGCTTTTGGGATTGGTGCAAATTCTTCTTTGCTGTCCTTATTGCCTGAGTCAAATTGAGATACGTTCAATGTAACTGCACGAATAGTATCTGCATGGTCACGCATAGCTAAACACGCTTGTAACTCAGCTGTTGTTAATTGACGCTTATGGTTGAATGTAACCTTAGGTGTAGGGCTACTAATGTCTAAGCGCATCTCAGTAATGATACCTATAGCGTGAGTATTGTGGGCTTTCAGGTGGCGACCATATGCTTGTAATGGCCATTTGTTACGTTCACCGTCACCGAAAATAGATGTAGATGGTAATGTAACTTGGTACACTTCACCTTTATCTAGGTTGCCTTCTAACATCACAGCAATACGTTGCTGGAATCGGCATGCGCGGCTCTCACCTTGACCTGAACCTTTAATGTTCTGTGGGCAATCCATACATTTAAGTGCTTGACGGGTTTCTTCAGGTACTGCCGCATCAGGTTTTTGAGTATCCGATGTCCAGCAAATTGGTTTAGCTACTTCACCTTCTTTGTACGGAGGGAAATACATACGGTTAAGTGGTGCGGCATTGATGATAACTACATTTAGTGCACGTTCTTCTGCTACACGTACTTCCTTGCCGTTAATGTACTCGCGCCATGCGTTACCCTTGATAGATATACGACGGTTTGTTACGCCAGTAGAGCCTGATAGCGTACTAGTTAGGTTGTCTTCTAAACCATCTAATAACGCTAGGGCGTTTGGGTCTTGTTGATTACCGAATAATGTTAATGCTGACATGATAGTTCTCCTTAATTGTCTTCGTCTATGTTGTTAAAATCTAGTTCTAATTGAATTGGTGCGTAGTCTGATTCAGTTGCATCAGCTTCTTTTACCTTATTTGTTAGTACGTTTTCTACATCGAGTAGGTTAAACCTATATGTAGCCCCTACTTTAATATATGTATCTTTAGGGATGATGCCCTGTCTAATCCATGCACGTATAGTAGAAATAGATACCGCAAAATATTTAGCCACATCTTCAATTGGTACATAGGGTGATGCCATTATTTTCTCCTCACTGTTATTGTGTATTCACTATCCACATTTAATCCCGGGGGTAGTAACTCAGGGTGTTCTTCTAAAAACTGTTTCATATTGGTTTGCTGTATCCGTTTCTCTAAAAGTTCAGGGACATTGTTCTCTACTATGAATTTACCCATAGACTCCCAATCACTAGTCCAATAACTTTGCCTTGTAGTACGGTAAAACAAACCTGCTTCTGTTCGCACACTATCAGCACCCGTATCTTTGCAGTGTTGAAGTAACGCCTTCTTTACCATATCCATCTGAGTTGATATAGCCTCATCGGATTCGGTGTATTTTGCTTTCAGTTCCGAACGCTTATCTTTCATTTTCAAATAGACTTTAACTAACTTTGAAAGAGTAATGTCTTGTGCTACAGCTACTGTTTCTTCACTCATGTGAGTCTCCTTAATCTGTTAGAATATACAGTATACTATCTAATCTTAACTTATACAAGTATTTCTTTGTAAAGGTCTACTAATTTTGAGTGGACGTCTATTTTATTGTCTAACATGTTATATACATGTTTCTCTACCTTTGACCCCTGTAATTGCACCACGGTACATGGATGATGTTGCCCTGACCTATGCACTCGAGCATTAGCCTGTGCGTACGTTTCTAGAGAAGACGTTGGCCCCCACCATATAACGGTGTTAGCGGCAGTTAGTGTTACTCCATGGGCCGCAGCTTGTGGCTGAATAATTAAAACTCGGGGGTCAGGTGTAGTTTGAAACGCATTGAATATATCGGTGCGTCTATTTACAGGAACATCTCCATTTATAATCTCTGCGGTTATACCGTCTTCTCGTAACTTGGTTGATAAAATTTGTATCACATGTTTGAATGGTACAAAAACTAATACCTTTTGGCTAGCTTCCTCTATAACTTCTTTTAGTACCGTATATCTGTTGCCTATGTCGAACTCTAAGGTCTCCCCCGAATCCGAATATACCGCACCACAAGATATTTGTAGGAGTTTACTCATAGCTACTGCGGCATTAGCAGATGTAATTTCTTCCCCGCCTGCTTGAATAATCATTCGACTTTTAAGTAGGGCGTAATACTTTTGCTGTTGCTTAGTCAACTCAACTTGGCGCATTACATAAGTTAACTCGGGTAAATCTAGACACTCATCTTTAGTAAATCGGATAGCAGGTTGCAGGGCATTGTGCACCATAGCCGACGCATTTTCCTTAGGTACCCATTTGAATTGGTTAATCTTGTACATCACCATATCTCGGAAGGCCGTATAAAACTTCGGCACTTCAGTGGGGTTTACTAACTTAGCTAGCCCATATGCGTCTAGGGGGGACTGTGCCGCAGGGGTACCAGTCAACATCCACAACCAAGTATCCGCTTTGAGGATTCGGTTTAATGTCTTCCATCGTTTGGTCTGTACATTTTTGTATGCGTTGGCTTCATCGATAACGACTAGGTCAAACCCCCCGTTAGCAATCTCACTCTCTACAATCTCAATGCCGTCGTAGTTTATTATTACAAACTCTGCGTCACCTTCTATAATTTTTTTCCGTACCTTGGACGCACCGTATGCGATATCAACAGACCTGTGCATAGCAAACCTAAACAAATCAGCCCGCCATGCGGAGTCCATAATAGACAGGGGACATATAACTAAAACGCGTTTAATTCGGTTTTGTTTCATTAGGTAGTCAGCCGCCCAAATAACACTACCTGTTTTACCCGTGCCCTGTTCGTTAAGACAGAAAGCCCTACGGTTCATGGTTAAAAATGCAGAGGTGGTTATTTGGTGGGCAAACGGTTTGTACATTCCGGGCCAGTCGTATCGGCCTATGATAGGGCTAGGTACGTTTTTAAGCTTTAAGTTTTTTAAAACTTGGGCTTCGTCTATACCCCAGTTGACTAGTACTTGGTTCTCATTGATAGCTTTACTCTTGGGTATTACGGTTGTGATACGGTTGGGGTTACGCAGCGTCAATAATAACGCTTTGTTATCAACAATCTCCATTGCTTTCTCCGATGCAATATAGACTGAATGCGGGTTGCACTCAGCCATACGTTTATTTCTAGGTACTACTATACTACTTATTTGCCGTTACGGCTACGGTTTTTACTAGGGCTTTGTAATCTTAAGTTACTCTTAGCGTTAGTACCGCCCTTACTTAGCATGACCTTATGGTCTATGTCTTTACCCTTACGAGGCACCCCTTCTGCATCTAACATACGACGTGCTTTCTGTCTAGTCATTCTGTTCTCATGTTCGCCACGTTTTTTCTGAAGCTCATATTCGTGAGCATACGGGCGGTCTTCTTTATTCTTGTAGGCCATTTGGTACCCCTTAAAAATTACGCCCGTTATGTGGGCAACTCTCTACTGCGCAGTGTTTTCGGCATAGTCCACTAGGCCGAGCATTCCACACATTGTTTATGTAGGACGCCTTCATTTTACCATAGTCCCGTAACCATTTCTGCCAATAAACGTGCGCTTGGTCTTGGGAGTAGTTCTCTTTGATGAACGCCTTGCATACAACAAACAATAGGCCACCCTTCACTTTCTTTATCTCGGGAAAGTGTTTGAATATGGCAAGTGCCATTAACTCTAATTGGCCTTTGTCTGCGTACTTAGCCGACTTGCCTGTCTTATAGTCAATGACTTTGGCTTCACCTGTTTCTTTGTTTATTATAACTAAATCGGCTATGCCCCGCCACCATACATTATCTGCATCAAAGGCACAGACTTCTAAGTCCTCGGTCAACGCCATCTTAAGTTCGCAGTGTTTCTCCCCCACCATCTGATTGAGGTTATCTAGTGCGCTCTTGGCATAAGAAAACTGTGGGGGTATAGGTGTGCCGTCTCGTATGTATTCCTCTGCGGCTTTATGAAACTCCGACCCATACAGGGTTGCTTCTGTAGGCGGGTCTTTAAAATCTCGTAAGACTTTGAGGTGGTAATACTTTCTTGGGCATTGGTCAAATGTCTTAATGCTACTAAACGACCACGCGGGTATTTTCATTAGCCTATTCTAGCCTTTCCTGTAATAGCTTGTGATTTAGCAAATCGGTATAGTGTTTCTATGTCAACTATAATTTCTTCCTGCTTAAACTTTAGTTTGAACCCCATCGTCTGATTCGGTCTGAGGGTAATTATAAGGGGCACCATCTTTTCTATTACCGTTGTTTCCCTTACGAGCGGTTTGTCTAGTTTAGTCGCCACTCTGCTTCTCCTTCTTAGCTATATCTATACCACGCAGTATCAATCGCTCAAACCCCAACTGCATGAGGTACTGCTTACCTTCCTCGTCCACGTCCAGTTCAGCTATTGCACTGCCATCGGGTTGGTCAATCAAGTCGCCTATCAATTCTATCTTCATGTGTATCTCCTTTATGTAAAGCATACTTTACATTTTGTCAGTTATGTTGCCTATAAGTAACAGGTTTTAGTTCAAAACTAAACTAATAGTGTAGACTTGTGTGTAATTTTAAACCGTTTATTCAACACAAACTTTTTTGTCTATTACGAATTAAACGCAAACATCCGCCAAAACATCCGCAAACAATGCTCACGCAATGTGACTCAAATTCAGTTGCACCAACGGTTTCTAGCATAGTTACCTAACCGCCAATTTATCCGCCAAAGCATCATAAAACAAACCTTATCCTACTTAAAGCGACTTTTATGAATCATTTTGCAATATAGTCGCGACTTTTTATAGGGTGAGTACCCCACCATATATCACTTTTTTGCGTTTAATTCGGTCTAATCAGGTCTGTATACGGGTTTCAGAGGAAGTTCTGCCTTCATTTAAATATCTTTCTTCATCCGTTAATCCTTGCCATGTTGGTTGTTCTAGTGCTTCTTTGCAAGCCTTAACTGCCTTTGTATGGTCTGTTCCATATAGCAACGCTTTAATCGCCATCTTTAATGCTTCGTCTTTAGTCATCATCCACCTCTAATTTAATTTTGCCTAAGTATGGCCCATATTGTTTAAATGTTATGTTTCCGTTTTCTAGCCAACCATATACATTTATATACTGTGGCTCTTTAGGCTGTGGTTTAATGCGAAAATCCCATTGAGCATCTTCAAATCTAGGTGCATTTGTTATTTGCCATGTTTGTTCAACTTGAGCGTATAAAAATCTAGTTTCAATCTCTGCACCATCAGCCCATGCTTTTATTTCTTTGTGCCATTTATGTTGTTTCATACACTTTCTCCAAGGTAAGTAGCCTTTACACCATTACCAAACTGCAAAGTCACAGCGCACTCTTGCCCTTTGTTTCCATGCATTAGTTTGTATACCCCATAACCCATAGAAACAATACAAATAAGTAGCAACGTTACTACAATTACCACTGCTCTATCTGATTTACTACCGCCACAGTCACACTTACGGCCTTGCTCACAATTTTGATTACACGGCATCATCTTCTCCTGTAAAGTATTCAATTACTGTATCCAATGCCCCTATTACTTTGGTGTCGTACTCCACGTCGTCGGGGTGGGTTGAGTGCCAGTCAACAATCTGTCTCCTACTTGACTTCAAGTGTGCGCCTACGATTGCATCCAGTATCTCGGCTAACTGCGCTGAGTCTGTTAAGTCTAATGTGATTTTCATTCTATGTCCTCTCTGAAGAATTCTTCTTCGTCTATTATGATACGGTGTGCATCGGCTTTCATTTGCTCTAACACTTCTATAATGCCCTCAAAGGTTTCACTTGCTACGGTTGCATCACAAAACCCCATAAGAGAACCATCTCGGTTGTAATACACTTCCTTAATTTCATAGTAAGGCTCATCAAATGCACCATCAAACTTAACTACACGATAGTTCCAACTCATATTACTCTCCTTTAATTGGTGGGGGATGACTTAGAGGACCATTTGTCAGAGCCCTTGTGGTCGTTACCGATACCACCATCCCCCGTAACGGGTAGGCCAATGGCCTAGTTCACTTAACAATCACCGTATGACTTCCCACTACCTGACTCACAATTGACAGGTAACCCGGTAGCCCAATCAGGTGTCCATCTCATACACTCCTCAATGTACTTAGTGGCTTCTTCTACTTCCTCATCTTTAACAACGCACATCACTGCATCGTGCACCGTTAGTACAACTCTATACTTCTTAGATATCAACAACATCTGTTCTGCGATAATGCACCGAGCAATGGCTTGGCACACGTTCTCAATAACTTTCCCGCCATATATGCGGTTTCGGCCATATCGACTCTTGTATGAAAACTCGGGGCCTTTCTCACCCTGCACAAACGATAGTCCATCGTACCGCATCAACAATCCTGACGGTAACTTGATAGCCCTCTCGCTAGGTATAACTTCTAATACCCCGTCCCGCCCTAGTACAGCACTGTCTCCTCTTGATATGTTAGCAAGGAAACGTTGCGCTTGAGCCCACAGCCTTCCAATTTCACTGTTAGTACTGCGATAAATATCAATAATACGCCTAGACTCCTCAATCGACACCTCCACACCAAAGTTTTTGAGCTGGGCTTGAAACTTAATAGCCCCCATGCCATACCCTGCACCGAGAATTGTAGTTTTACCTACAAAGCGTTCGGTCTTGTCCACTTCTTCCTCAGGCTTATTGTAGATTGCGGATGCCATTTTCTTATACACATCCTCACCTTTAGCAAATGCCTCAACCAAATCATCTTGCCCTGCTAGCCACGCTAATACTCGAGCCTCAATCTGAGCAGAGTCGGCATCTATAAGGCTATATCCAAATGGCGCAGTGATTGATTTCTTTAGCTTATTAGCATTATCACCCCTACTTGGTAAGTTCTGTAAGTTAATCTTATCCTCACCACCGAACCGACCTGTATGTGCGGCATAGTACTTAATAGGTACGGGCAGTTTCCCTCTACCTGCAATACCAATAAACCGTTCTGTTCTAGTTTCCTCTAGCGTAGACTTAGTGCCTAACCTTGCGGCGACCAAAGTTTGAACGCGCACATCGGGATGTGAAGCCAGTTGCTTAAACTCGTCATCCGCTTTAGAGAACGCCCATGTATCTTTACCTGTGGCAGGGCTAACTTTCTTAGGAGGTTGCACCCCTAAGTTTAATAATAACTCCGCAAACTTGGGGTTACTCATTAGATTTTCTTTATCTGCACCACAGTCTGCTAACAACTTATCCTTTGTTATTTTGATGTCGTCCCTATGCTGGTGTAACAACTCTACGTCTAATTCCAACACTGCATCAATGAACATACGTAAGGTTAAGTCGATAATCTTAAACTCCTGCTTAGGTATCTTCTTACCCATTATATTAAACAGCTTGTATGTCAGTTCTACGTCATTAATACAATAGTCCCCGTATGTTGCTAGTTCCTCGTCAGAGAAATCGGCTCGGTACTTACCTAGTGCATTTAAAACCTCAGTACCTTTCTCACCGATGTTATACCTTTCCGCAAGAACCTTAAGACTGCCCCCAACCTCGACACCGTGAAGCGCACGAGCCATACATAAAGTATCAGCCCAATAACGAGGATTAACGCCCAAGAGCCAATTAAGAATCGCACCATCGAAAGTAGTGTTGTGCGCAACCACCATAGAGTTCGCCCAATTAAATGTTCCGAGCCAGTCTTTGAGTTGGTCTTTGGTACCACTTGCCCATTCTGTTTGTCCATTGTTTACTTTTATAGCTACACCAATAATCTCAAACTGCGGACTCCTGATGTACTCCTCCGTTGTTAACTTCTTAAGAGAAAACTCTCTGTCATAGTACGTTTCTATGTCAACCGTTATTATGTCCATTACTCATCCTTACGGGCATTGTATATTTTCATTATAAGCCATGCCAGTGCAAACACACCAAACACCATACCCCCTAGGAATATAAAAGCCCCCTGTACCCAAGTCATAGTTCCCCCTCGTCGTTGTGTAGGTCTAGTTCGTCTATGTCTATCTCTGACTCTTTGCCACTAGGTAGCTTACCAATAATAGATGTTGGGAAGTGGCCTGTCTTGATTACCTCAACTACGCACTCGCCTTTCTTCCACCATACCCATCTCGGCATCGTTCGTTTAATTTTCATCACTCACCTCCGTACTTAGTTTGCAACAACAACTCGCAATAGTGTATCGCTTTCTTGATATCCTCGGCTCCGTTCTTAGCGTGGTGTCGGCATACATACTTAACTATGTTACCCTCTAAGAACCCCAACTCGTTAGCCGTTATAAACTCTACTGGCTGTATTTTCATGCTAGCGTAGTGTGCACCACCAACCTGTTTCTTAAGTGCGTTTTCTTCCGCTATCATTTCGCTCATTCCGTCGCTCATATCTTTCTCCATATTAAATGTTGTGTTGTCAGTGCAAACAACACCCCTAGCCCAAAGGCTTGCCAATAACACTGTATGTACTCAATCACCGTGTTTGCCATTGGCTATGTCCCTCGCATCTCGTTCTGCTTCTTTTTGGAGGGTTAAATAATACCCCTCAAGTAACCTACCTTTTTCTGAAGAAGCTATGTATGTTTGTGCTAGTTTGTTAACTAGCTCGCCTAATCTAAAATAATGTTTATCATTCATGCTTACGCACCACTAGTTTAGCTAATAGATACTTGTTGCCCATTCTAGCTATAACTTCTTTTACCCTAGCTTCTCGGGCTTCTACTGCCAATGGGTCGGGTGGTGATAGTTTATATAGGCATGAGAGTGTAGAACCCTCATCTGCCATGGCGTCTGTAAATAGTTTCATCATTCTGTTTCTCCATATCCTATGTTGCCGTTCTGCCCTATAACATCGCATCGGGCCTCGTCCCAGTTAAGGGGGCATCCTGTAAAGGCGCATTCCTTAGTAGCACTCAATGACTTACCGCATACGTCGCATAGGGGGTCTTTGTTTTTCTTACCAAATATACGGTCAAAATTATCCTCACCCTGCTTACTGAGAACGCCTTTAGTTCGTATCTTATCCCCTGTTATATCGTTACGTGATGCCATGATAACCCCCTTACGTTAGTTCTGTATATCGTGACTTAGAGTTGCGTCTCCACAAAACCATAGGAGACTTAGTTGCCCCTGCTTTCTCCAATTCACTTGCACTTCGCTCTACTGTTACATCTGCATAGTACAGTTGTCTGCCTTGTGCATCTACCATGTTTGGAGCAGGCTTTGAATACGCAGGTGGTACATAGCAATCGGGTTTAGTGTAGTGCGGTATATACGGGCATCCTCTATAGTTGTATGTTACATAGTATGCTGTATCTACCCCATCACTGTACTTACGCTTGCCGTCCTTAGACTCTTTTACTGGGGCTTCTAGTTTAGGCACTTCGTCTAGTCCTGTTAAAGTTATGGTGTCCATCTTATCTCTCCACTTAGTATTTGTTTAATGTCTTTCATGTTGTCCTCGTTTACAACAGTAGCTGTACCCCCTGCTGATTGTATAAGTATTAAGTTCTTTAGCTGTAATGGTGTTGGCTTATTTTTACCTGCCTTGCACTCAATACCAAAGAATTTACCTTCGTAACAACCAACAATGTCAGGCACACCGCTCGCACCAAACCCACCCGTTACGGGGTAGAAGTAGTACGCACCAAGTTCCTTTAGCTGCGCAACAACAACACGCTTTACCTTTACTTCAGGTGTTAATGCCATGCGAACATACTTACAACCCGTTGCCATAATGACTTCTTAACTGGGGCTTGCATACGGATTGGTTGTGCCTGCGCTGATTTGAGGCCAGTTACAGGAAGTGCACCGATGCCTTTGTTACGGTTCAATCGGTGTCGTGTGTTATACACAACCTGTGGGCTTACATGAAGTGCCTTGACAATTTGTTTAGTTGTCATGCCTTTCTCGATTAAGTTGCGTACTTTTTGATTAGTGCTAATTGGTGGTCTTGCCATGATAGTTCTCCATTTAAAATTAAAATCTGTTATCCAGTGGATAACAATATATCTATCTATTTCTGTGCATATATCCAGTAAATAGATTCGGTTATGCGCCGCCCAATACCTTTAACATCATTCATTCCCGCTGTGTTGGGGGGCAACATGCTTAGTACCGAAAGGCGTTCTTGCATCCAATTCGGTAGGTCATTGATATTATCATAAACTCCTTCTACTGTATCGTCAAGTTTATCTATACCAAAACAAATTACTTCAATGCGGGTAGGTGGTTCTACATCTACTCGGTATATATCATTATCGTGAGGTTCTTTATTTGCAAGACTTAGCCCCATCAATGCCCTCGCACCCATATCGGAGAATTTTTTAAATAAGGTATACATATCATCCGATTTAAGTTTATCTCTGTCGTGCGTTATGTGTAGATTATGCTTCATTCTGTACCCAAAAGATAGAGTCTGCTAGACGACTACCTACTCCCTCAATGTAGTTAGATGATTGTGCCATAGACAGCACCGCTAACCTACCCATTAACTCCTCGGGTACTTCATCTGCTTTGTACCGTAGGCCGTCGGAGGTTGTAGGTTTACCAAATAAATTGTCCATACGCGCTACATCATCAACGGGTACAACATCAAACATCTGCGTACCTAGTTGGTTAGTAACTGATACAAATTTACCTGCTATTTTAGCATTCTTAGCTTCCTCATATATATCATGCTTAATGATAGCGTCTTTGATATACTCCTCCACATCCGAGTGTATGAATTTATACCCGCTTGTTACTAGGTTCTTTAGTTCTTTGATTGTATTTCTATCGCTTAACTTACCCCGCGCATCTTCACTCGCACGTTTCTTTACATAGTTGTGCATACCTAAGTCATCGGTTACTTTCCTATATACCGTTGATATCAAGTCTGTCGGTGAGTATCGGCGTAAGTATTTCTTGGCACTGGATACTGCATTACTTAAACTCTTACTCATTAACATATTGTATTGGTCTCGGTATTTGTCATACCTAGTGTTCTCTATCCTGCTTGATGACACCATATATGATGGGTTGCGCTTGACATTATCTTTAGCCCTAGATGTGCAATAGTCTGCAAACCCAATCCTGCCCAGTGTATACAAATCGTCAGGTATATACGCATGCACCTCACATATCACCCGCACGTTCGCCCATACTTCCTTGTCTGTGGATATATCCACATCCGCATTTGCCGCCCCTCGCCATACCCCAAACTGGATACTCGGTATTTCCTTACGCAGTTCCTCCATAAATTCATACAGCCCATTATGCACAGGGATAGTATCGTGAAACTTAATTCGGTTAAGGTCTACCTTAGTTGGGTCAGGTGGGTTTTTAACAAACTTACTATCCGCTACTCGCTCCTTAACACTCTTAGTGTTATCTATAACATCTGATACTTTAATGTGTTCATACGCCATGATAATCTCCTCTTACACTTCTACGATTTCGTATAACTTAAACATCCTGTTTAAGCCCCTGTTGTACGCCGCTTTGACACGCTTAACTCCATCCTCATCGGTAGCATTTTGTATGCACATGGTCTCATTAAATAACACCGCAAAAGGTATGCGCATCTCGTGGTCATCGTTTGACATGATTTCAAGTGCCTTATCTACGGGCATTTCATTGAGGTTTACAGTCCAATACCGATGATAGATACTGTTTGCCTTAGCCCACTCCTTTAATTGGGTATGGTACATATCCCTGCCCTGCCATGTATGGTCTAGCATAGGCACAATCGCACACATCCAATCAAAGTATGCTTGAGTAACAGACTTGTGCTTTTTCTTGGCTTCCTTGTCTATTTTGTTTACAGTAGTTTTAAGGGGCTCACCTACACGTTCATACTCCCCCTCGCCTAGTACTTTGAAACATAGCTTCATACCATCATCGTCAAACTTAACCCTGCCCGTATGGTAATCCCATGTGTACTTAGTCTTGGGTAGTTGATACCCCACACCACCACGCAAAAAGATAGTTTGTATACCTTGGTCTATGCTTAAACTCATACCCCTAGGCATATACATATCTAAGAACTTGTAGCGACTGATATGTGCACTACCTACTGTGCCGTTACGGATTGTAATGTAGTCACCACTTTTCTTGCGTTCCCATAAGATAGGGGTCATACCTTTACTGTACTCGGGTGACACCTTATGGCCACCGCTATATAATGAGGTCTCATAGTTACCATCCGTTAGTCCATACGTATTATCATCATACTTAATGATGCGTTCCCACTTCTTGTTACGTGCACCGAGAGGGCGAACGTCTCGCTCTACCTTGGTTTCATTACTTACTATCACTTTAGTACTTTCGTACTTTGTTACCACTTCATCAAATGTATTAAACCACAACATATCAATCTCCTTTTCTGTTATCCAGTGGATAACTTAATCATCAACATGAACATACGAACCCACACTCGGGGTCGCACTACGATTACCCACGATGCACCATAAGACTGGGATAGACCAATCACCCCAATCATTACCTAAGTAGCCGTCGGTTAAGACAATAGCCGCTTGGGATTTGATGCCAGTGTCTCGGATGTGTTTACCGACACAAGTAACATCTGTGCCCCCACCACCTTTCGGTTTAGTAGATGTAATTAACCTATCCAATTCATCCTGCTCGTAGACTTCCTCGCCACACACTTGCGTATCCCAATACAAGACACGCACACGTTCGGGTTTAACGGTATCGCATATAGCCTTTACTTCACCCAAGAATTGCCCTAACTCTTTACCGCCGATACTACCTGACGTATCAATCGCTACGACTAACTCCCCTACACTCTCGTCTATACCACTGGGCATATACACCCCACTAGATATAAACCGTCTATTCGGTCTGCGCCATGTGCTGTATGAGTTGCCACTGCACGTAGTCTGAATAAACTCTCGTAACACCTCACGCCAATTAACCTTAGTTTCCAGTAAGTCTCTAAAGTCTCGGTCACCACCTGTGCCATACTTACCTGCGGCTAGCGCACCTTGACGTATCGCTTCATCAATCTCACGTGCTAACTCACGCTTCTCGTCATCACTTAGTGCACGTGCGTCATCCCATCCATGCTCATCAGTACTACCTTGCCCATACCTTTTGATTTCCTCGTCAGATAATTCCTCACGCAGTAAGTTGTATACCTGTGCGCTGTCCATGTCACGATACTTCTCATCTAACAGTCCACCATCGGGTAACTTGGCAAACCCATCCTTGTTATCATCCGCTATCTTAATGTTGATGACATAGTCACACGCCATGTTAGCCAAGGTTGGGTTCTTATCATACAAGTGTCGCCATGTTGTGAGGTGTCGGTATAACTTGTGATAACACTCATGCAGTACTAGGCCACGCAATTCGGCATCGTTAAGTTTATCTACAAACTCCGTACCATACACTTCGTCTCGCCCATTGGTGTATGCTGTTGGCACACCGTCCTTAACTTCACGATTACCAATCATCATTACACCTGCGAGGGCTATGTACTTGGGGTTACCCATAATATCTATTACTGCCTTACTCATCCGTTGTTCTGGGTTTAGTTGTTTACCAAGCATTAACATCTTATTCTCCTTACTTCTTATCTGCTGTGAATAGGTAGTTGTTAGCCATAGCCCAAGCTGTAAACTTCTTATTGGTCATTACTACTGCTTGCTTGGAATACTTCGGATGCCTTACACCATTGGCAAACATACCTTGTGCTTCCTTGTCTAGTCGTGCCATGTAGTCCATCCATGGGTCAATCCATTCACGTTCGATAGCACCGAGGGTTCGATACACAACCATGCACACTGCCGATGCACTGTCGGGCACTTTCGCATTCATCGGGTCTTTCTTAATACTCTCTAGGCTAGGCAGTTGGTCGCTTAGTTTAACGAATGCCATTAGGTCAGACGCGGCTCGTTCACCTACTGTACCCATTAAGATAGCAGTGATTGTTTGGTCATCTAATACACCACGTGACTTCAACCAATCCGATGCGGCTTCCAATGAGCGAGGTGTTACGAATGCTGTTCGCTGTTGTTTCGGGTGGTATATGTATGGGTTCTCGTCAGGGTCTTTGATAGTCTCAAAGCTAGCGAATAGTTGAGGGGTGTCCTTACACCAACCTAGTAGCGTGTGGTCAATGCCGTTGTTCACACCCCACTCAATCCACTCCATGTTGTTCGGCTTACGTGCTGTTACGATAGTCATACGATTTCGAGCATGAGGTGGCAACAAGTCACCCACTCCCTCTGCCCCTAGGTTAGTAGTTGCAAACACGATACTGTCCTTGTGTAATGTGTAGCTACCAATCTTACGTTCCAACATTAGTCGTAGCATGGCATTCTTTACGGCAGGGTTAGCCTTACCATACTCGTCAATCATTAGGATAATCGGTGCGTTATAGTGCACACCTAACTCCTCGTTGGTCACATACTTCACATAGCCCTCACCGTCTATCGATTGCAGTTGCGGGATTGTGATATCGCCTAAGTCCTTGGTCGTGCAGTCAAAGTAACACGCAATGTGATTCGGTAATGCTTTGCTCAAGGTCTTGAGTAGTGATGATTTACCCGTACCCATATGGCCTTGTACTAACATCGTACGCTGTGTGCCCCCATTTATAATGGCTTGCTCGATTTGGTCTAGGTTTAGTGCATACATCTGAATAGCTTGGTTTGACATGATAGTTTCCTTTATAAGTTGTTTGTTGCCGATGACATGTCATCGTTGTTGTTATCCACTGGATAACATGTTTTAGTTTAATGTTGGTAGTGTCTTGATGATTGCATCCACGTTACGCTTGGTTTGTAGACGCAAGTATTCATCCTCACGCAGTCCATCGGGTGTTACGCCACGCAGTGTGTCCTCTAGTTGCATACGCATTGTGGTCATCTCGGTGTTACATGTAACATTACATACGTCAAGTAAGTCCAGTAAGTCAATGACGTTGTCCACTAGGCTGTCCCTAAATACCTTCTTGGTGTCCTTGTCCGAGTAGTCTAGTCGTTCACTCATCTTAGTCAGTGCGTCGTGTGCCCTGCCCCATACATCGGCTAGTGCGTTCTCCAGTTGCGTCGCATAGTATGCTTGATACTTCTCGGCTAACACTTGAGTTGCATCGTTACCCACATCCAACCTAAAGTCACCCGCTTCGGCTAACGGTATGTAGTTCACCTTAAACCTAAACTTGTCACGCAGGCTGTCGGTTGTCGGA